CATATGCGGGTTTCAGAGCGACCCCACCCCTCCCCACCCCCCCGTTTTGAGATTTTTTTACCTGCTTGCTATGTATACTATTTTGCTCAATTATTTTCATAATTTTTCATAAAGGGGTACCCCCCCCTTATTTTTTTTGTCGTACTTATATACATACTATAAATTTTCGTATAATGTATGCAAAACGTTCAAGGGACCCTATAGGGGGTATATATATTTTTTTAAAAAAACAACAATATGACACCTAAACAATTAAAAGTATTAGAAGCAATCGAAGAGTACTGGGATACAAAGCACTGTGGACCGTCATTAGAAGCCATAGCGAGCATTGTTGGAGTGTCCTCTAGGTCTACTATACATTCCATTGTAAAACGCTTACATGAGGACGGATGGATCACCATGCAACCTAAACGTTGGAGAACCATAATGTCAGTCAGAAAATCTCCGCTAGTTCAACATCAAGAATTTATGGCGGTGGCTGAAGTAAAAGAAGAAGTTATTGAACCTACGGTAATACATAAACCTATAGAACCTGAACATAAGCCAAACATAGAGGTAGAAAAAAAAATTTCGACCACCGATGACATGTCTACATCAGATAAAAAGAAAGAATGGTTGGCGGGCATGTCTGAATCAAAGAAAGATGACTTAGATAAAGTTATAGAAAAACACTTGACGAACGTGAGAAGGTATGAATAATGTGTAAAATCTTGGAGAGCTTTGCTCTCAATAGTTTAGAACTAGCTAGTTATATACTAAGATTTAATATAGTTAGTTTTATACTAGCTAGTATAAATTCTAGCTCCCACGATCACTCCACCGAAGGTTGCTCTCCTGTGGTTGTAAAAATCTATAATGTTTGTGGGAGCTAACTTGTCTAACCAATACCTTGATAAAATTAAACTGTTACCTCCTAGTGAGCAAAAACGTTTTTTATCATTGCTAGAAGAATACGAACAGGCTACGAACAGAAAAGCTTGTGATGCAAACTTCTTACCATTTGTTAAACATATATGGGCTGCCTTTATTGAAGGCTACCACCATACTAAAATGGCTGATGCCTTTGACCGTGTAGCTAACGGTGATTTAAAAAGATTAATAATTAACATGCCACCTCGACATACTAAATCGGAGTTTGCTTCTTATTTATTGCCAGCTTGGTACTTAGGTAAAAATCCTGAAAAGAAAATTATTCAAATTGCACACACGGCTGAACTAGCAGTTGGCTTTGGACGTAAGGTAAGAAACTTAGTTGGATCGGAAGATTTTAAAGAAGTGTTTCCTAATGTTGCGTTGCAATCAGACAGTAAGGCTGCTGGACGTTGGAATACTAATAAAGGCGGAGAATACTTTGCTATAGGGGTAGGCGGTGCGGTAACTGGTAAAGGTGCGGATGTTTTAATTATAGACGATCCTCATTCAGAGCAAGAAGGACAAAGCGGAGACCCTAGTGTTTTTGACAGAGTGTATGAATACTATACTTCTGGACCAAGACAGCGTTTGCAACCGGGTGGGTCTATAGTAATTGTAATGACACGTTGGCATAAGAGAGACTTAACAGGTCAAATCTTAAAAGCACAACAAACTAGAAAAGGTGTAGACGATTGGGAAGTAATAGAATTTCCTGCAATACTACCTTCTGGTAAAAGTTTATGGCAAGAGTTCTGGGATATTAAAGAATTAGAAAAATTAAAAGCAGAACTTCCTGTAGCAAAATGGTCAGCTCAATATCAACAAGACCCTACTTCAGAAGAAGGAGCAATTGTTAAAAGAGAGTGGTGGAAGAATTGGGAATATGAAAATCCTCCTGAGTGTGAGTTTGTAATTCAATCTTGGGATACGGCATTTTTAAAGACTCAACGTGCAGATTATTCTGCATGTACAACATGGGGAGTTTTCTACAAAGAAAACAAAGGTTCTGGAACAATAGAACCAAATGTTATTTTATTAGATGCCTTTAAAGAACGCATGGAGTTTCCAGAACTTAAAAAGAAAGCATTTGATCATTGGAAAGAATGGCAACCAGATGCCTTTATAGTTGAAGGTAAAGCTGCTGGAATGCCTTTAATCTTTGAATTAAGATCAATGGGTATACCTGTATCAGAATACACACCTAGTCGTGGTAATGATAAAATAGCAAGAGTAAATGCCGTAGCTGATTTATTTGCATCAGGTATAGTATGGGCACCAGAGAAAAGATTTTCTGAAGAAGTTATAGAAGAATTTGCTGCTTTTCCTAGCGGAGACCACGATGACTTGGTAGACTCTTCAACGCAAGCGTTGTTAAGATTCCGTCAAGGTGGATTTGTTCCTTTGTATTCTGATGAAGAAGATGAAGAGTTTATAGCAACAAAAGCAGATTATTATTAAAGGAGCATATATGAAACTTTGGAAAAAATTATCATTTTTCTTTGAAAGAAAAACAATAGAAAAAGCAGATCAAATAACTAAAAAAGTTATTAAAGAATCTAAAGAAATAGAAAGTCTTGTAACAAAAAATAAAAAAACTGTTGATTCTAAAACTGCAATAAGCAGTAAACCTCTTAGAGCAAGAACTAAAAAAGGAACATTTGTTGCTGATGATAAATCTACAGAAAACATTAATGAAGCATGGGAAGGCGGATTTTCGCCAACTAAGCCATCTAAAAAGAAACCCAAAATTGTTAGAAAAAAAAAATCTAGGTAATTAAATGGCAGAAAAACCACTACAAACACCAGAATCTATTATAAAAGACAGTGCTCTTGAAATTTTAGTAACAAATCCAGAAGAAATTTCACTTGAAACAGAAGATGGAGGTTTGATTATAGATTTTGATCCTGATTCTACAGATTTTACAGACAATTTTAATGACAATCTTGCTGAATTTATGCAAGATTCAGAGTTAGATGAATTAGCGTCTGAATTAGTTGCTAGTTATAAAAGCGATAGGGAATCTAGATCAGATTGGGAAGAAACTTATATTAAAGGATTAGATCAACTTGGATTAAAAATTGAAGAAAGAACCCAACCGTGGGATGGTGCGTGTGGAGTTTTTCATCCTTTATTAACAGAAGCAGTAATTAGATTTCAAGCACAAGCTATATCAGAAGTATTTCCACCAAAAGGACCAGTAAGAACAAAAGTAGTAGGAACTATAACTTCTAATAAAGAACAACAAGCTAGTCGTGTTAAAGATTATCTTAACTATTTGTTAACAGATAAAATGACCGAGTATCGTAGTGAAACAGAAAAACTACTATTCAACTTGCCATTAGCAGGTTCTGCTTTTCGTAAAGTTTATTTTGATCCTAGTATGAACAGACCGTGTTCTATGTTTGTTCCTGCAGAAGACTTTGTAGTTAGTTACGGTGCTTCTGATCTAACAACTTGCGAACGTGCTACGCACATAATGAAGAAAACCTCTAATGAAGTAAGAAAATTACAAGTAAATGGTTTTTACAAAGATATTGAATTAGATACACCTTCACCAGATTTAAATGATATTAAAGAAAAATATGATCAATTAACTGGAGATAGTGCAAGTTACGATTACGATCAACGACATACGTTGTTGGAAATGATGGTTGATCTGGATTTAACGGAATTTCCAGATTTAAAGGACGGAGAGCCTACTGGCATAGCTTTGCCTTATATTGTTACCGTAGACTTGTCTTCTCGTAAGATTCTATCAATTCGCAGAAATTGGTATGAAGAAGACGAACAGAAGATGTCTCGACAACATTTTGTTCATTATCAATATTTGCCCGGATTAGGCTTTTATGGCTTTGGTCTGATACATCTAATTGGTGGTATAGCAAAATCTGCGACAAGTTTATTAAGACAATTGGTAGATGCGGGTACGCTTTCCAACTTACCCGGTGGTTTAAAAGCAAGAGGACTAAGAATTAAGGGTGATGACACCCCTATAATGCCCGGAGAATTCAGAGATGTGGACGTTCCCGGTGGTGCTATTAGAGATAACATTACTTTCTTACCATATAAAGAGCCATCAGCCGTTCTTTATCAATTATTGGACAGTTTAGTTGAAGAAGGAAGAAGATTTGCTTCAGTAGCCGATATGAAAGTTGCAGATATGAGCAATCAAGCACCTGTTGGCACTACATTAGCTATTTTAGAGCGTTCTATGAAGGTTATGGGGTCAGTTCAAGCTAGAATACACGCTTCTATGAAGAAAGAATTGAATATTCTTTCAGGAATTATAAGAGATTTTGGTCCAACAGAGTATCCTTACGCTACAGAGGGGCAAGAACTGCTTCCTGAAGATTTTGATAACAAAATAGACGTAATACCTGTTTCTGACCCTAATGCTTCTACTACTGCACAAAGAATTATGCAATATCAAGCAGCATTACAGCTTGCACAGCAAGCACCACAGATGTACAACATGCCTGAACTACACAGACAGATGCTTGAAACATTAGGAATTCGTGATCCAGAAAGTATTGTGCCATTAGATGAAGATATAGAACCTACTAACCCTGTATCTGAAAATATGAACATGCTTAATGAAAAACCTGTAAAATCTTTCTTATATCAAGACCACGAAGCACATATTATGACGCATATGGCTATGGCAGATGATCCAAAAATAAGAAAAATGATTGGTCAGAGTCCTAATGCTAACGCTATTATGGGTGCTTTCTCTGAACACGTTACAGAACATCTTGCTTTCCAATATCGTAAAGAGATAGAAAAAGAACTTGGTGTTCCTTTACCACCACCAGACGAACCTTTACCAGAAGATATAGAGTTAAGGTTATCTCAGTTAGTTTCAGAAGCTGCACAAAAAGTATTAGGTAAAGATATTGCAGAAGAAAGACAAAAAGAAATACAGAAAAAAATAAAAGACCCTGTTATTCAACAACGTGATCGTGAATTGGATATAAGAGAATCTCAAGTACAAGCTAAAATGAAGTCTGATGCAGAAAAAATAGCTGTTGATTTGCAAAAATCTAAAGTAACTGCAGCAACAGAACTTGAACGTTTAGCTTCACAAGAAAGAATAACAAGTGCTAATATTTCTGCTAAATTAGCTACAGACCAAGCAGATATAAGTAGTAAAGAAAAAATAGAAGGTGCTAAGATAGGAAAAGAAATAGCACAAGAAATACTACATAAAGATAAATGAACGATTTAAGTACACAAAATTTTCCTGATGCGTTACGAAAAATGATTAGAGAAAGAATGAATGATCATTCAGACGCAATCAGTGGAGGGAGCTGCAAAGATTTTAGCGAATACAAGTATATGACAGGAGTTATTGCTGGTTTAGCTTTAATGGAACGTGATCTTCTTGATTTAATTGAAAGAGGAGAACAATAACGTCATAATGACGCAAAAGGTCTCTGGTCCTTAACCAGTGCAATAAAAGGAAACTATGAAAGCCGTAAAAAATATAGAAGTTAAAAGTTCTGATTTATCGAAAGAAGAAGAACAAATAGCTAAACAACTACCAGAACCTTGTGGTTATCGGATATTAATAGCATTACCTAATCCAGAAGAAAAAACAGAAGGTGGCATTATAAAAGGTGCTTCTCTTGTAGAAAGAGAATCTGTTGGATCAATATGTGGATTTGTAATGAAATTAGGTCCAGACGCTTATAAAGATGAGAAACGTTTTCCAAACGGAGCTTATTGTAATGAAGGCGATTGGATAATAATGCGTTCTTATTCAGGTACTAGATTTTTAGTTCATGGAAAAGAATTTCGATTAATTAATGACGATAGTGTAGAAGCTGTTGTTGAAGACCCAAGAGGAGTAGTAAAAGCATGAGTACAAACGAAGAGTTTGCAGAACAAGAAATTGAAGATTCTGTAGAAGAATCTATTATAGAACAACCTTCTACTAGGGAAGAAAAGTTTTTAGGTATTAAAAATACCGTTCTTCCTAAAAAAGATGAAAGCGAAGAAGAATTTGATTTTAATGTTGAAATTGTAGATGACAGACCATTACAAGATCAAAAATCTCCTAGAACAGATGATCAAAAAACAAAAGATCAGTTTGAATTAGAAGATGAAATCAATAATGTTGATGATCGTGTAAAAAAACGTATAGGTAAACTTAAATACGAATGGCACGAAGAAAGAAGAGCCAAAGAAGCAGCAGAAAAACTTAGAGATGAATCTGTTAGTTATGCTAAACAACAAGCAGAAGAAAACAGAAGATTACAAGCTTTAGTCCAACGTGGCGAAAGTGCGTTAATGTCTCAAGTTAAAGCAAAAGCTGAAGCACAATTAGAACAAGCTAAAGAATTTCATAAGAAATCTTATGAAGACGGTGATGCTGATAATCTAACAAATGCTACGCAAGAAATGTTGAAGGCTCAACAAGAATTAAAAGTAGCAGATGATCACTTTGCAAGACAGAGGGCACAAGAACAAGCACCTCAACAACAGCAAAATGTTCCTCTACAACAACCAATGCCACAACAAGCACCGCCTATTGATCGAAAGGCAGTATCTTGGTTAAAAGATAATCCGTGGTTTGGTTCAGATGATCAAAAAGAAATGACGGCTTTGGCTTATGGAATACACGACACTTTAATTACTAAAGAAGGTATTTCGCCACAGTCAGATAAGTATTATGAGGAAGTGAGCAAGCGTATGCGTGTTCGTTTCCCTGATTATTTCGGGATGGAAAACTCTAAAGAAGACAGCAACGAAGTTGTTGAAACTGTGACATCCAGAAATACGCAATCGGTGGTTGCTCCATCTACTCGAAACAACGGTAGCAAACCTCGCAAAATACAGTTAACTTCAACTCAAGTAGCTCTCGCAAGGCGACTTGGGCTTAGTCCAGAAAGATATGCTAAAGAACTCATAAAGGAGAAAATTTAATGTCTGATATACATGAAAACAATACAGATAAATCTGTAATTGATAAGCGAGCACCCAGAGAAATAGATGAAAGAAAAGACGATACTCGTCCTTCTGATTCTTTTGTTCCCCAATCTTTATTACCAACTCCTATCCCTCAAGATGGTTGGGTTTTTAGATGGGTAAGAACTCAGATACTCGGAGAGTCCGACAACATAAACGTTTCAACACGTTTTCGTGAAGGTTGGGAACCGGTTCTATCTGAAGATCACCCAGAACTAAAAATTCAATCTGATTATGGATCAGAGTTTGCTAAGAAAGGTAACATTGAAATAGGCGGTTTGCTTTTATGCAAAGCTCCTAAAAAAACAATGGATGGAAGAGCAGAATATTATCAGAATATGGCTAAAACCCAAATGGAAGGTGTCGATAGAAATTATCTACGAGAGAATGACCCTCGTATGCCCCTGTTAAATCCAGAAAGGTCTACGAAGGTTAAATTTGGTGGCAATACTTAATAAATAAGTAGAGCTTTAATTTAATAGAAATTGGAGAAAAATTATGTCCTCAACGGCAACTCCCACAGGTGCAGAGCCTATCGGTACTTTAAGTTCTAGCGGTTCCTTTACAGGAAAAGTTAGACATTTAAAAATCGCTAGTAACTACGGCACCGCTATATTCTATGGTGACTTTGTAAAAACAGTCGCTGCTGGAACTATAGAGCTAGACACAGGAACAACTTCGTTAACACCTACAGGTGTTTTCATGGGATGTTTCTACACTGATCCGACCACTAAACAACCTACATATTCACAATTTTATCCTGCTAGTACAGTAGCAAGTGATATAAAAGCTTATGTATTAGATGATCCAGATGTTCTAATGAAAATGCAAGGCGATGCTACTTTAGCTCAAACTGCAATAGGTAATAATGTTTCATTGGTCCAGACCGCAGGTTCAACAGATATAGGACGTAGCAAAAATGCAATCGATAGTTCAACTATTGCAGCAACTACAGCTACATTACCTATGCGTATTGTCGATTTTGTCGATGGTCCGGATAGTTCTGTTGGTGATTCTTTCACAGATGTTATTGTTAAATTCAATGCAGGACATCAATATACAAATACCACTGGTATTTAACGGAGTATAAAAAATGGCTATATCAAGAGCACAGATGCTCAAAGAGCTGCTTCCGGGATTGAATGCACTCTTTGGCGATGAATATACGGGTTATGATGACGAGCACTCGGCAATTTACGAAACTGAAAATTCTGATCGATCTTTCGAAGAAGAAGTAAAGTTAAGTGGATTTGACGCAGCTCCAGTAAAGAATGAAGGTTCTGCAATCAGTTATGATTCAGCACAAGAAACTTACACTGCACGTTACAACCATGAAACTATAGCAATGGGCTTTAGTATTACAGAAGAAGCTATGGAGGATAACCTCTATGACTCTCTTTCTGCTAGATACACAAAAGCACTAGCTAGAGCAATGGCTTACACCAAACAAGTAAAAGCTGTAAATCCATTAAACAATGGATTTAGTGCTTCTTACGAATCAGGAGATGGAGTTAATCTATTTACTGCTAGTGGAGATGGTGTAACAGGTGGCGATGGTCACCCATTGGTTGATGGTGGTAAAAATAATAACCGCCCCGTAACAGCTACCGACCTTAATGAAACTTCACTTGAAAACGCAATAATTGATATTGCTGGATTCAAAGATGAACGTGGACTTTTGGTTGCTGCTAAACCTAGACGTTTGATTATACCTTCAGCGTTGCAATTTACTGCTACTCGTCTTTTAGAGACAACTGGCAGAGTTGGAACTTCTGATAATGATCTAAACGCTATTAAAAATAATGGAGCTATACCAGAAGGCTATTTTGTTAATCACTATTTAACAGATACCAATGCTTTCTTCATTATTACTGATGTTCCTAATGGAATGAAACATTTCCAAAGAACATCTCTTGAAACATCAATGGACGGTGATTTTGACACCGGCAATGTTCGTTACAAGGCTAGAGAGCGTTACTCGTTTGGAGTAAGCGATTACTTAGGAATCTACGGATCACCGGGTAGTAGTTAAGATAAAATGGGGAATAGTTAATTCTATTCCCCTTTTTTCTGTTTTAAAAACTAGGAATTTTATAACTTCTATTGACTGTCCTAGCAGACTTTGCCAAGACAATAGATTAATTTAAGGAGACTTAATAATGGCTAATTCAACTTTTAATGGACCAGTCAGGTCCGAAAATGGTTTTAAAACCATTGATACAAATACAACAACAGGTGCAATTACTGATGGGTTGGTAATCAACGCAGATGGTAATATTTATACTGATGATGGTGGACATATTCAATACGCAGCAGCAACAGGATATGGACCAGCAGACTTTATCGTAGGAAAAGGCGGAAGCCAATACGGTACAGTTGATCCTTTTACTTCAGGACTTACTCAACTATTTCCTTTAGGAAGCAGATTACTTTATGGTAATACTGTTTATGCTTATGGTAGATTGGCAGCAAGTGCTGTTACAGCAGG